TAGGTGGTTCAAATTCTGAACTAGGGGGTGGTTCAAATTCTGAACCCAGAACCAATAACTCTTTAGAACCAATTAATGAATCTACTTCTTCGTCTGAAAAAAATTTCCAGACGGAGCAGAGAGCAAAAAAATATTCTTTCTCGCCTGATGATATGCGAGCAGCAGAATGGATTTTTGAGTTGTTAAAAAAATTAAATCCAGAATTCAAGGTTAAGAGCATGGATAGTTGGGCGAATTGCGTGAGATTAATGCGTGAGCGTGATGGTAGAACACATAGAGATATTTGTGAGCTTTTTCAGTGGGCTAATCAAGATCCGTTTTGGTCGTTGAATATTTTAAGTCCGTCAAGTCTGCGTGAAAAATGGATTCAGCTATCAATCAAAAAACAAGCGAGCGAGAGAAAACCACGCAGAACAACATTCCAAGAACGAAATTCAACCAACTGGGGAACGCCTGAAAAAATGGCGGAGGTGTTCTGATGAACCAATTAACAACACAACAATCAAGCCAAAGACAAGTTCCAGACCAAGTGCGATTAATGATTGATCGTATATTCACAAACTTAACTGCAAGCTGCCCGATTTTGTTAAGCATAAGCAGCGAGCAACTGGAAACGCTAAAGCAACAATGGGTATTAGGCTTTGCTGAAAATGGTATTAAAACATTCGAGCAAGTTAAGCGTGGAATGGCTGCTGCTAGAGCGAAAACAAACGGATATTTACCAAGTGTAGGCGAGTTTATTTCTTGGTGTAACAGTTACAACAACCATGAATTAGGATTGCCAACACAAGACGAGTTAGAGGCTAGACTTCAAAAATACTTCGGTTACGCAAAAGAGCCTCACAATTTCAAATTCCGCTCAAGAGCAGAGTATTACTTGTTAAAAACAATCTATGACGGTTACGGCAAAAAGAAATGGGAAGATTGCCAAAGAGCCATGCCGAAAATCCTTGCCGAAGTAGTTGAAAAGGCTCGCACTGGCTTTGAGTTTCCGCAAATTCCAGAGTTGCTAGAGCAAAAGCCAAAAGTTATTCCGCCAGAAGTATCAAAAAACGGTTTAGCGAAAATCAAAGAAATTATGGGGATTGCGTAAATGACAGAGCAAAAATTTGATAAAGATACCTATCCAACTCCATTATCAATTTTTAATCCGCTTGATAATGAGTTCATCTTTACTTGTGATGGTTGCGCCAGTGCTGAAAATGCAAAAGTGCCTGAGTTTTTTATCACAAAAGAACAGGATTTTTTAACTTATCCGCTCAATGATGAAAGCGTATTTATAAATCCTCCATATAGCAAACCATTGCCATTTATTGAAAGAGCAGTAAGCCTCTTTGAAAACAATAATTGCCTAGTCGTTATGCTGCTCCCTATCGATATATCTACAAAATGGTTCACTTTGGTTACTCAGAAAGCAACTGAAATTCGTTTTATCGTTGGTGGACGAGTTAAATTTCTAAATGGTGAAACAGGTAAATATGTTGATGTTTGCCGTGGAAATGTAATTGCAATTTTTAATCCATATCAAAGAGCGATGAATCAAATTATCCGACACATTCATATTGATTCATTCGAGAATTTAGAGTGGCGTAAAAAAAAGTAAATCCACTAGACGGAACATCAAGAAGATGGGCAAAAGTAAACGTAAGCAAAAAACGGAAATTTTTGCAGTTAAATACGCCAGTGGTGCGGTTGTAGCTGAAACGGATTATGACCGCAATTTACTCAAGGGGTTGCCAGTTGGAAGTGCGGTAAAAATTATACCAATTAGCAACAATCGGAATTATCAACATCATAAGAAATTTTTTGCATTGCTAGATTGTGGATTTGAGTATTGGCAGCCTGAATTTAGCGTGCTTACGCAAGCAGAAGAATGGATTGCTCAAGCGGTTGCAAAAAAGATAGCGATTGCCGCAAACGATGAAGATTTTTATCAAAGAGTAACAAAGCCAATAGCTGATAGCGTGCTTGCAGATGTGCGATTAAATCGAGAATCAAAGCTCGATTATGAGGGGATGAAAACGCTTGAATCGTATTTAGATCACGTTATGAAAAAAGCGGGCTTTTACGATATTAAGCCGGTTCAAGATGGTGGAACAATCAAAGAGAGATGGTCAATATCATTCGCCAATATGAGCCAAGAAAAGTTCAACAGTGTTTACAAAGGAGTGTATGGCGTAATTTGGAATGAAACACTATGCAACATTTATGAAAGTGAATCTGATTTAGATAACAGAATTGATCAATTAATGGCATTTGGAGGATAAGCGAATGGAATCGCTAAATTACATCATTTTACTATTAAGCCTTGCTGCTGCACCAGCCTCAGCGTTTGTCATTGCAGTTATTTTTCAAAATAACATCACGAGAGCATTTTTCCAATGGGTATCTTGCGTTTGTGCAGTCGGTTCTTGGCTTTCGATAGTGATTGGATTTGGTTATTGGTTGGCTAAACATCTTGGATAAGAAACGGTATTGGTTATGAATGACAAAGAAAAATTTGAGCGTACTAAACCAATAGTAAATGTTGGAGCAATAGGACGAGTTGATCATGGCAAAGCTATTGTGGCGGCGGCAGTAGCATCAGTATTAGCAAGAATGGCTAAAGAAAATTTTGAAACAACCATGCCGAAAGTATCTTATCCGGTAGAGCGATTTAACAAAAGAGCGGTGTATTCAAGAGGAAAATAAAATGGCTAATTTACGCAAGGAGGCGAAAGGGCGTGAGTGTCAGGTAAGAATCCCTGGCATTTGCACAGGTGAAAACGAAACAGTGGTATTGGCACACTATACAAGCTCTTGGCTTAGAGGCATGGGAAGTAAGCCGCATGATATTTTTGGAGCTTATTGTTGCGCAGCTTGCCATAACGCAATCGATGGGAGAGTAAGAACAAGTTATTCACGAGAGCAATTAAGACTTATGCACGCTGAGGGAGTATTAAGAACAATCAACATTTTACTCAAGGAGGGGAAAATATGTCTGATTGGTTAGAAGTTGTATTACCTTATCCGCCGTCAGTTAATCATTATTGGCGGCATACACGAAATGGACGGCATTATATCAGCGAGGCCGGTAGAAAATTTAAAACGGAGGCTTTGAGAATTTTACAACAATTTGATCCATTTACAGGTTCAGTGGCGATTTGCCTTGATGTGTACTATCCCGATAACCGCAACCGTGATCCAGATAACATAAACAAAGGGCTTTTCGATAGTTTGGTCGCCTCAGGATTAATACAAGACGACAATAACAAAGTGATAAAAGATTTTCGCAGCAAAAATTGTGGAATCAAAAAAGGTGGAATGGTTGTAGTAAAAATTAAAGGGCTTGAAAATGAGTAAATCAATCGAATTGTTAGTTAAATTACATAATCCAAAATGCGTTAGCGTTGAAACAGCCGGAAGAGGCGGCGTGGCATTGCTTTACAAAGAGCAAATTATTTGCGCTTTTGCTCAAGCTGAAAGTAAATATATGCTTGGTTATCATTTGCTAATGAGTAAATACCGCCAAGAAAAATCCTCAAGAGAATTTGTTGATAGTTATGTTGATGCGTGGTGTGAAGAGTTTGGGCATCCAGAGCATTCCACAGAGGCTTTAAAATACGTTGTGGATATAGTTTGCGATCTTCCATTGCCTAGCCAGTTAAAACATATTAAAGCATTGAGAAAACGCTATTTACGCTCACAAT